CGGGACTCAGGTTTTAGGTTCTGCGATGTCATGCCCACAAAGTACGAAGAAATCATTCAGCATTTCCCTCATCTGGTTCCAGCGGACCTGCTGCGAATGTGGGACACTAGGTTGGAGCTGTACGCCGCCCATTTTGACACTGTTTGGGCCGAGCAACTGAGGGGTAGTGATGCCGTATCATTTGCTGGATCGCAGGGTTTGACGGCTTCTCTAGTAATCATCGAAGTGGATGAGCGAGTTTTACGGGGTAGTGACCCCAAGTTATTGTACACAGCGATGACAAGAGCGCCTTTCATATTGTTCGTCCAGAAGTGGGGACAGAATGGAAGGGCAGACTTGCATGAAGCGAGCCATCCCATTTTCAGAATACTACGGCACTACCGAATCAATTATCATCCTGGCAAGCGCACCATCATCGAACCTGATCACACTGTTGACATCAGAGAAGCAACCAATGATCCATTCCCAGAAACGATGGAGTTAGTGCTCGCTGGCCCAAAAGAGAAGATGCAGAACATGCAGTTTTTGAGCCGATGGTACGACTTCTCGAATATGCGAGTGATTGATCCAGATGATACCAGAGCAGGTGCCAGACTTGACTATGACGACGACGTTTACAAGGAGGCGTACGATTTCAAACCGCACATTGACAAGACTGTTGAACCCGATGTGATAGAGCCAGTTATGGCTGAATTCGGGATACCGGCAGTTAAGTTGCCGACGGCTTTGCCCCGAGCTGACAAGGAGGTTTTCGTGGAATTCCACAATGCTCAGAGGTTGGAGAGGTATGAAGCTGAAATTTTCCTGAAAGAGTACTCGGCACAAAAACCGGACACCCCGCAAAGACGTGGGGACGCTGTTAAAGTCATGAGGACTTTGGTAACTAAAGCTGAAGGGAAAAACGCCGTGTTGAGGCGCCGCAATGTTCAAATGATGCTGTCACAATTACCCGAAACGCAACACCCACTCTTCTACAACCCCGATTTACTCAACTGGGGCCTTGATCAACGAGCTGATGACAAGGTCTCTTTCTTAGCTGCTGTAAAGCAGCGTATCCGATACCGAACGATAGAGCAAAACAATGCTCAACTACAAGACCAGCGAGATTTCGGTCTCTTGTGTTGGAAGAGATTCAAGCGATATATGAATTGGGGAGCTCCGATACCGTTCAACGACCTGGAGTACCAACGAGCGATTCAAGCCTTTCAAATCAGGAGAGGGGAAAGATCCGAAGCCATGAAGCGCGGCAGTCTCAATCGAGCAGACCCTGACTACGGAATATTCCTAACCGCGAAGACGCAGATGAAAGTCAAAGAAAGAGAGAGTTCGACGATGGCCAAACCTTTGCAACCGGTTGTTATTCATGCTGACAACTACCTGTTCAAATTCGGCCCAGCTGGCATTTATCTGCTGGAAAAAGTTCTGGAGAACAAACCAGACTGGTGGCATTTCCATGCCAAATGTGATCACAGGGATCTGCAAGCTTGGATCAAGCGCTGGTTTGCAGATGATTGTGAATTCCAGATGAATGATCAGAAGGGACAAGACCAGAGTGTGCAGGGCTGGGCCGTTGTTTTCTTCTCGGAGCTCTTGACGTTCTTTGGGTTTTCAGATCAGTTCGTGTTTGACTTCAGGTCAGACAAAGTTTCCAAGACTATCAAGGACAAGGTCCTCGCCATTATGACGAATTCGGGGGAGATATGGACCTACCTCATCAATACTATGAGTAGTGCTGCTAGAGAATGTGCGATGTATGATTTGCCTCCTGGCTTACCAATGGCCAATGGAGGTGACGATCTTATGAGAGCGCCATACGGGTCGCTCGCTTTTGACTATATCAACGTCCGAGATCAAGACCCGACAATCGATAAACGCTACCTTTCAGATAAGGGGGATTTCATATCCTTCTTTGTGAGAAAAGGTGTCCTAACTAAGGATCCCATTATCTTGCTAAAACGATTTCTAATCAAAATCAGCCAAGGGAAGGCTGAGGATGCGGTGCTGGGCTACTTCGATTTGTGGAGTATGAACTATGCATTGGGTGATGTCTTGTATGACGTCTTTGACGAGGACGAAATGGAAGCCCATTCGCTGTTGACTCGAATCATGTTCAATCTGAGAAAAGAAGGCCTTCAAACAAGACCTGATTGGACCAAGATAAGAATAGATGGTGAAATGCATGAAGAAAATGCCTACAAGTGGTTTACTGACTTAAGTGAAGTGCAGGAGAAGCAATTGTTCGCGGATGTCTTAGTACGTCAAGAAGTTAAAGGTATTGTATCCGAATTTCAACAAGCGAAATTGGATATTAATGCTCTTTTTGCGTGATTAGACACCGAACGGTTTGCATCTCTTGTTCTATCATGGAAAATCAGGCCACTGAAAAACTCACCAATCCTGCTCCTCATGA